TCGTCATTTAACTCTGACGATGGAGTTTCTTCTTTTACTTCTTCTTTTGTTTCTTCAGCTACTGGAGCTTCCGTTGTTTCTTCTTCTGTTTTAGTTTGAGTTTCAGTATCTTCATACTTATCCTCATGTTTTTCTAAAAGAGCTTGCTCAACCTCTGCGGTTGACTTCTCTTCTTTTGTAACTTCTCTTACTTTAATTTCCATTTTATTTAATTTAATTTATACAAAGTTAATAATAATCCAATAAAATATTTAAGGCTATCTTGGGTTGAACTCTGCAAGATCAAACCCGTCTAAACTATCTTCATTAGACTCAAAATTTATTGGAGGTAAATTGTTTTTTCTTTGACTTATAAGCTTTGATTGTTCAGATGACTGCTGGCTTATTCTTCTGTCTTTTGCTTTTTCACGATTTTGTTCACGCATATCTATTTGTGATTGTTCTAATCCTTTTATTTCCATAGCGTATTCAAATTCAGTTTGCATTAATTGTTCTTTTAATGCAGCCTCATTTTTCATCTTTTCTATTTCAAAACCTATCTCAGCTTGCTTTACTTGCATTTTTGATTGAGTTTCCATTTGTATTTTTTGCATTGCTATTTGTGCAGCGGCTTGTTGAGCTTGCATATTGTTTTGTTGTTGCATCTGCATTTCCTGAGCTTTCTTCTCTTGATCTTGTCTTTGCTTCGCTTTTCTTTTAACTTTTAGCAATTGATTAGCCATCTTGATATTTTTTATTTCTCTAATATCTATAGCGTCTTCTAAATCTATACCACCCTTTGATAATGCCATTTGTATGTTTGCTTCTAATCTTGCTTTTTCTTCTTCATCTGGAGCAACTTCTACAAATATTCCAAAGTCATATAAATATAAATTCTTAATATCATCTAATATTCCCAAGTTGTATTTTCCTATTTGCATTGCAAACTCATCAGCAAAATCTGAATATTCTAATACATCTGCTGTTCTAATAGATAGTGCTTCAGCTAAAGTTTGTGTTAGATATAAACTACCGTCTAAAATATGTCTTGTTGCTGTGTTGGAATTTAATGCTGCAAGTTTTTGAACTCCTACTAAAGAGTTTGGATCAGGAGTGCTACCGTCTCTTGCTTCATTAAGACCTGTTACCTGTCTAATCATATTCATATAATGATTATAATTACCTATAAGCATTTGCATTTTATTAGCGCCACTATTAGATGTTAATTGTTGTATTGGTACTCTTGCGTTATTAAACTCTCCATCTTGTGTATAGCTCCTTCCAACAACACTACCTGTCTGGAAATATAATCTTAATGCGTCAGCAGGATCATATGCGTTACCTGTACCTAAGTCTACTTCACTTAACCCATCTGCATCTATAAATACTCCATCTGGCACAACTTTTGTTATTACTTGTTGTAATTTTAAATGTGTCATTTGAATAAGGTCAGTAAAAGGTATCATTCTACGAACTAACGACTCTATATTTCCCTTATACATTCTTGGTGCAACTGCTACGTAGTTAGGCATAGCATACTGGCTGGCAGACTGAGGTCTTACCATATTTTTTGCTAATTCCCACTTTAACAATATGTTAGTACCCATAACCATAACACCATCATACCAAACATCAATTCTTTTTTCTACTCTTTCAAATTTTCCTTCCTCCATCATTTCTGGTGGTGGATTAAACTCATCATCTTTTTCTACTGTTTTAAAATTACCAGATGATGTTTCTTTTTTCTTATATACAAAACTGTTAGTAGACTTATAATTAAAATATAACAAGGTACAAGTGTCTCTATAGAACATAGAGTTTTCATACATAGCCGCAACATTATAATACTGGTACCAAGCCTGACTATATTTTGATATTTCTTCTAAATCAGCTTGTGTTAAATCAGGGTTAATTTTTAATAATTCACCAATTGGTATGGTTTTTATTTCGCCCCAATAAAAACAATCTTTAAAATGAGGGTCTTCGGTATAGCTATATACTACATTAGCTGGATCTACATAATCTACTTTTACTCCATCTCCTTTTAAAAAATTATGTTTACAAACCCCTATACCTAATGTCATTAAATCTAAGTCACATCTTTTTCTTGTTTGTTCATAATGATTTTCTGCTAATATAGTATTGATAGCACATTCATTTGCAATTTCTACAGCTGGTTTATAATTCATTTGCATATACAGCTCCATCTCTAAATCAGTTTCTGGTAATTCTTGTGGATCAACCTGAAACACATCTAATCCAAAATCTTCTTCTATTTGTTGAAATAAAGGTTTAGCTATCACATTTGTTTCTATCATTTGCTGAAACTCGCCTCTTTTTTCTGATGACATTGCGTCTTGAGCATAAGTCTTAACATGAAAAAGACGATCGCTCATGCCATTAACAACTATGTCTACAAACTTAGGTATTACAGGTACAGGTGTCCAGTCTAAATTTAAATAGCTTAAGTCACCGTCTACAGCTAATTCATTTTTATATTTTGCTATTGATTGCTCTCCTCTTGCATAAAGTCTAAGCCTGTTGAACTCAGCCCATTGATCGTAAAACCTACATGAATTATACGAACCTCCTTTTCTAAACCACTCGTATTGAATCGCCTGTCCGATTTGTAATCCATACTCTTTTGTTTTCTTTTTTGAATCAGAAACAAATTGGTCAGGAAAAGCAGTAGATTTTATATCTATAGTTACTCCTTTCATTTATCTTATTATTTGACTTATGGAACTCTTATTGTTATATCTTGCAAAGTTAACACTTATTTTTGATTTTTGTTTAGTGGGTGTATACAGGTGCTTTTGATTAGCCATAATGGCCAAGCCAGAACTTATACTGGCATCAAACCTTGTTCTATTATTAATATCAAACTTTGCCCAGTCTTCTAAAGTTCTTTGAAAATACATGGTTCCTATTACTTCTGCATCTCTATAACTTCCTTCAAAATCAAAACCTATATGCTTTTCTATATACGACTCTATAGCGGCAGCATGAGACTGTTTTACGTCTTCAGAAGAGTTTGGTATTCCTCCTAATTCTTTTTCTGTTTTTGATAATTTATTAAATCTTTTATCTGGTCTATTCATACAGTAACCCCTGTAACCTCTATTTTTAAAATGATACAATAATCTTGGTTTGTTATTTTCACACAATATAGGCATACCATAAAATACGCAGGCCATCAATACTTCTTCAAAAAATATTTCTGCTGTTTGAGGTCTTGCAATGTATTCTAAAAAAAATTCATTTGATGGCGCGTGATCCATGTTAAATTTAGTTAGACCATGCAACGCACCGTTAGACCCCTTTCCGACTACTACTCCAGAAATATCATAACTATCACAACCAAAAGATCCAATATGGTCATTACCAGGATATTTTTTTCCTAATTTAAGTATATGCCTGTTTTGCAATCTTTTCTCTGGCGTCCAAGTTACTAAAAATCTACCACTTTTATTTGGGCTAAATATTACTTCAGTATCTTTAACCCCGTCTTTCCAATGAAAAGACCCACGAGTAACATGATGATCTAATATGCATGAATCATTATAATCAATTTGTTGATATATTTTAGTTAAATTAAATAACGACTGCTTGCTTTCATCTCTAAATGCATGAGACTCAGTTCTTGGAAATTGTCTATAAAATTCGTTTAATGCATCAGCATCATTACTTAAAGAGCTTACTTCGTTTTCCCAATAATCTATTGCTCCTATAGTAATGTCTTCTCCGTCAATACCAATGACAGGTTTTTTTGGAAGATGTAAAACAGGCATACCGTATTTATCTATATATCCTTCAAAATTCCATTCCATAGGTATAAATAAATTATACAGACCTGATTTTGTTTGACCGTTTTGATTTCTTTTTGATGCGTCTGAATCTTCATATAATTTTTTAAAATTAGCCCCTCCTTTATCTAACGCATTAGATGTTGAACCCATCATACATTTACCTATTATTTTACTACCAAGCCTTAAACAGGTCTTAGTAACTCGCCAATTATTTAATATATTTTCTGGTCTTTCCCACTTACCACTTTCATCATGTAATAAGTATTGTAGCTTTTCACCATCATAAGAGTTATCAGACGTATTCTTCCAATCAATAGTAGTATCAAGACCGTCAAGTTCCTCATCTCCAGTGTCATACATATTTTTCTTAGTAATTTTTGATGCTGGTACTCTGTATGCTAATTCTGTTTTTGGCTTATCCATACCATCTTGAATAGGTTTAAAGAAGAAAGGATAGTTATTAGATATAGGCACAACTTTGTCAGTAAACATTTTTTTAGCATCAGCTCCTGTTTTTGACAATATACCAATACGAGCGTCTCTGGTTATTGTTGCTTGATTTACACCTTCACAAGAACTCATAAAAGAAAAACCCGAACGTCTTATTTTTAAATAACACATTCCAAAACTTCTTTTGTCTGCTTTACAAGCCTCCCAAAAAATATAAAAAATTCTATTAGCTTCTCTAAAATCAGGGTTTCCTACATCTATTTTTGTCCACTGTAAATACATATAATGAGTGCCAGTTATATATGTTGGCGATCCATTATTCATAAACCAATGTCCTTGCTCTCTTCTGTCAAACTCTTTTTCTATATAATCAACCCATTCTGATTTAAAATTTGGAGGGGTAGCGTGCCACTGAAATATTGACTGTATTCTTTTTAATTGTTTTGGTAAAATAGTAGGCGACCAAAACTGATCTTCTTTTTTTTCTTTAGAGTTTACAAATTTTAAAGGTTTTTTTGGCAGTGCAATAATTACATTACTAATATTATATATCTTACCTATTGTTCCGTCTCTTGATATTACTACTACTTTATATTTTTCATTGTATCCGTATTTCCAAGAACGTGCTTTATTTTTGTTGGTTACAACAGATTTAGGAATATAATTATTTAATATTCTATATAAATTATTTTGATCTTGATTCAGCAAATCCCTTTGGTGTGTTATTATTTGAGCTTACAATATTTCCTTCTAATAAATTTTTTTCTTCTTCAATTTTTCTTAATATTTCAAAAGCGTCCATTATACAAAGTTTTTTAGTTGCAGCTGCATTTTTTAATCTATCAGCCGCAAGCTCATCATCAGCATCATATTTAATTATATCCTCCTTTGCAACTTTTATTAATTGTGCAACCGCCTTTTTGCCAGCTTCTATTATTTTTATTTTCAGCTCTTTACTTTCCATCTAATATAGTTGTTATATTGTTAGTAAACATTCTGTATAATAATT